CCACGGATAGGACTTGCCTATTTCCCACGTTTGTCCGTAGCTGGTTCGTGAAGGATATGCTCTGCTTCCTCTTTTGTCATTGTCATCATCGTGTCCTTCATCGCGGTCAGATATATGGTAGCGGTCAAGTAGTCTTCCACTGGAATTTTTTTTTTGCCGACGGCTATAACCTTCATCAGCTCATGATCTCCATATTGTTTGATATAAAAGAACCATCGCCACAAGAAAGGATAGAAGAACTTGATCTTCCAATATCCGTTCAAAATGATAGCGGCTGCACATTGGCAACTGATCTTATCATCATTTCCCGATTTCTGCATGGTACTGGTGAATTTGCGTATAGTCCCTCTTTTCAGCCATGAAATACCATATTTCTTTCCTCGGACTTCCACATAGTCCACACTGTCTTCCAACACATCATTCAATAGCCTTTCATCCTCCGGTGTAGGAAGTGTTATGTCATTCTTCTTTGTCATATTTTATCGTGTTTTATACGAAAAAAGGTGGTGGCCGGTATCAAGTAGCTCACCACCTTTTCGCTGATATGAATTTTGCAAAGTGTTATATCCTAAGTTTTTTATTCGGACACTTTTTTACGTAAAATGTAAATAGAGGCACCCTTAGCATCATTCAACGGAGAAACAGATACATTAAAGTACCCCGGCTTATCCTGCTCGCTGACGAAGTTGCTATACCCCTCAACATTCGGTAAGAACAAGGCTGTTTGACGGTCTTCACTACGCATGAAGAGTCCTCCGATTACTTTCTTCGGTTCGATATTGTAACCTTCACCTTCATAAGTCTCACCATCAATGGTAGCAGTCATAGTCACCGTTTCCGCTTTCTTGTTCAGTAACAAGTCATTGATCTTTCCTGCCACGGAAGGTACTTGAAACTGAATATCGGAATCTCCAGCATTAGCAATAGAAGTCCAAGTTGCTCCGGTTGTCAACTTGATCTTGGAAACATCGGCAGCTCCGGTATCAAATGTAACTCCGTCAGAGAGTACCGGCAGCTCCATATCAAAAGCCGCTAAAGTTGCGAGGTCACTATTGACTTTGGACACATAATAAACCTCCTTCATCTGATTAAAGAGCACCTTTAACTCTTCCAGTTTGGTAGTAATAGAAATCTCTGCCATAATCGTATCTTTTTAAGTTTGTGTCATTTGTTTATTATTAGCTTCGCTTGTATTATTAAGGAATGAAAACCGAGTCCGTCATTTCCTCCGGGAAGCAATCGTGGACTTACAGCTGAAAACAATTCCGTCACTATTGGAAATTTTGAAACCACTTCCATTTGCATTTCATCCAAACGGACTGTATTCTCAATACCGTTTGAGCGATCATGCGCAAAAACGTTTATCTGACAGTAAGTGTCTTGGTAGGTACTTCCTTTATCTTGGATAGTTTGTGGCAACC